TTAGAATTCGTATCCTGAACAGTAAATTGTGAACTGATATGCTGTAGGGCCATTTATCGTAGTATAGTAATAAATAGTTTGAGGCGTGATCATCTGGATAGGTATAGCTGCAGAGTCATAAGACACAGAGGCCTGCCCTGTCCCAATATAAATCCCTCCAGCAGTCCTTCCAATTCCGCTTGAATCGGCTGACAAAGCAAAACCAATTGAACCTGTGCCTGCTGATGCCCTTGACCTTGCATAAATGAAACAACTGCTGGCATTTTTAGGTACTGCTGATGAGATATTCAAGGCAGTAGCGGAGGTCGGTGTTGATGTTGAGTCAAGAGCAGTTATCTGCGTCGTCCTTACCGCTCTTTGGAACTGATATCCGGGAATAAGCTTGCTGCTTGAGTCAGTGGCCCACACTGAAACAAGGGCTGATGCGGTAAAGCCAGATGGCATGTTACTCCCGCCATAAACTTCTGGCGCAACGGAAGCTGTTGCATTGACTGCAAGAAGTGATGAAGCTCCACTTGTAGGATTGTAAATGGCATACAAAGCGACAAAGCCGTTTACAGGCGCTGCGCCTGTGTCCATTCCCCCGGCGCCTAATGTTGTCAGGTTCACAGTTTTACTAAAGTTGCCTATACGGTATTGGCTTCCTCCCACTGCTGCCCCAACAATTATTTCGTCAGAGGTGAATGTTGCTGAGGAAGAAGCCGTTGAAAGTGACATTTTACTATTGCGAGAGCTACCAATTACCCCGGCAGCTAATGAAGATACTTGTGCCATGTTAACAGCATGGTTGGATTGAGTTGCTGCAGCCACAGGTAATGCACCGCCTGAGTTTCCGCACAAAACCCATGCCGTTAATGTGCTATTCCACTCTACTTCAACCAAGCCATTTGCAATGATCTCGCCACCCTGCAATGCCTGATTTGCGTGTGAGTAAAGCGGGTATGCTGAGCCGCCGTTTGCTGAGAAAGTTGAGGATCCGGTATTGGCTGTTTTCGCCTTAAAAGTCAGGCGCGTTCCATCAATGAGCGTTGGCAGCGCAGGCACGAACTGGGCGACATAAGCATTGGCCGCTCCAGTATCAGCTGCATATGTCATAGAGCTTTGTTGAATGGCTGAAATCAATCCCGCTGCAGGCAGGAAAGGAGCGTTTTGAGCTAAAGAGATATTCGCTGCCGATATTGCTGTGGCTCCCTGAGCAACAGTTATCACCCAGGCCGCAGTGTAACCAGTATCAACGGCGGGAGTCGTCTGTGTTCCGGTCGTGGCTGCAACTCCAGCCTTCAACGATAAGGTGCATACTCCAGAACGGACTGTATTCTGAGCGGCGCCTGAATTATTAGGACCACTATAGGCGACTGAGGGGTTTGCTGCGTTGTAATAAGGCAGAGTTACCGCGCCTGAATCAGTATCGTTATAGGTGGCCTGGATAAGGTAATTGATGCTCTGACCAGCGGTTACCGGTGCTGTCAGTGTAAATGCAGTTGAGCTGAGAATTACACCCTGCTTTAAAATAGTGTTCGCAGTATCTGCGGCGAGCGATGAATATGCAGAATTATCCACGTTCTGAAGACTATAAATTTGTCCTTTCGCTACGTTAACAACCATTGATGCGGGGCTGGATGGCGTGCAGGAAAGGCCATGAAGATAAGTGGTTGAGCCCATCATTGCAGCTGATAATTTAGCAAGACCCATCATGGCGTATTTGTTAGTGTTCAGTAAATCAGTCTCTAATGGGATTGCTCCCGGGTAAATGATCTGACGATCCATTGCTTTCTCCAGACGTGAGTGGTCGGCCGGGATTTATTCATCCAGGTTGGTTAATTTCTTCTTTCTAATTATTTACTGCAGGCGCACCCAGACTATGGTTCCTTCCATTTTCACCGAGGCTACGGCTTCGTAGACCTGAGCATCCGTGACAGTGCCGGTGACCATTTTCTGAGATGAATATTGCCCACGTGATGGGATGCTAAAACCTGATGGCGTTGAGGAATATCCTGCGATATACGGAACGCCACTTCCTACAGGCCTGAAAGCAGTTACAAAAGCCTGATAAGGCAGAACCAAAGAACCGTATCCCCCTGCCACACCATAACCAATGGTTGGCCCACCGTAAGCACCAGTATCTTGTGGGCGCTGAGGTTCAAAGATAAATGGTGTATGCCCCGTTAAGTCTTCCAGAATATCGATAATTGCCTGCCGGGTGCCGCGCTCCCTGAACAGGTTTATTTTTATCTGGTTCCTGAATAAATCATCTGCTTGGCCGCCACTCCTTCTCAGATTATTCCCGAAGAAATCATAAGCTGCTATATCCAGCCAGCCGTCAGTAGCCGTGTTGATGCGCGTCTGAAGCTTTGCGTAAACATAAAGCGCATAACACCACGACAGAGAGTTTGAGCAGGCAGTGAGTACGCCATTCAGTAACGGATTAGATTCACCAAACCATGTTGGCGGTAATAGCCCTTTCAGGCGGGAAAAGATGTCGTCCTGATCGCCTGTTGCCATTTAGCTCACCGAGATTGTGCCGGCACGAATAACCTGCTTGCCTGACGCTGCGAGGTCTGCCGTTCCTGAGTTGAGAGTGACCGAAGAAACGTTGGTAACGAGGGAACTGGCACCATAGGCCACTGTCGCCAGCTGCGTGTAGGGTAGTAATTGGCCCAGCGACAAGCTGGCGATATATTCCTGGATAGCCGCCTGCACCAGAGCAACGATTGCTGAGTGGCTGCCAGATGCGTCGGTCGTGATTGTCATCGAGACATTCGCTGATAATACGGCTGGCGCGAACACACCAAAAGTGATGGTGAATCCTCTTACTGCATCAATAGCTGAATAAGCCTGGTCGAGGAACGTGCTGGTTGGTGTGCCGCTACCATCATCCACTACCGCATAAAAATAGCCGGGCTGAGCCGTCCCGTTGTAGGCGACATTTTCAGTCAGCGTATACGTCACGCCGCTCTGCATGCTGGAGATTGCATAGCCAATTGCCGCCTTGGTTGCTTTCGAGAGAGAAGCAATCCAGAGGACAAATCGCGCCCTGAAATCAGTATCACTTTCAGCATCTTTGCCATTGGTAAATGTTGTGCTGTTAGTCACCGTGTCCACATACTGGATTGAGCCTGAGATCACGGTGATGGTTCCAGCCTGAGCATTGCCCGCTGCCCCGGCGGTATTGGCCTGCACAGGCACAGATAGGGAACTCACGCCGGCCGCAATGATGTAGCCCGCCTGTACTGGGTCGTAAGCGGCATTGGTGATATCTGTTGTAACGGTAAATGCCTGGGTACCATCAGTGGTTTTTACCGAGGAACCCACAGCGATCAGAGCCTGATTTGTTGCAGTGAAGCGGCTGAAGGTTACAGGACCGGTCGATTGTACTGCTGATAGTCTGGTAAAGCTGAAATCTGCCATCCAGCTATCAAGGTCTTCACCGGAACACGTCGCGGCCCGGGTAGTAACCAGAAGATTGACGATCAGTTGCTGAATCCACATCGCCACGCCAGCATTTGATTCAGAAATTGAGCGAAGGATGCTGCCAATTGCCAGGTCAACAAGCCCGGACGCGCTTGCCTGCATAGCAGTTACCTGATCGCTAACCAGCGTTGCGAATGATTTAATATTGAGTGATGCCACGCGATTACCTCGTTACGTCGAAGCTTAATGTTGCAGGGGTGCCAGTGGTGGCGTCGGTGTACTTGATGTCTACGGTGACACCCTTATCGATGATGGTAAGATTCACAGTCGGTGCAGGGGTGGCTGCGACCACTTCCTCAAGCAGCATTTGCCCAAGAATTAACGCTTTCCACTCATTAGGCCTAACGCTTTGCCCTACTTTCTTGCCCAGTCCGGCGCCATATTCAGGATGAAAGACGTAATCGCCTGGGTTGGTCATCAGTCGCCTGAGAATCCGCTGCTTTCCGCGTTCTGTGTCAGATGACGGGCGCAGGTCTCCCGTCGGTGAGGTTGCAATATCCCCACCTATGTAGTGCCAGATGTCGTACATGATTCACCCTTAGGTAAGTTGCTGGTTTGGCTTGCTGGTTGTGCCGCCGCCGTCACCGTTTTCCGGGTGTGTGTGTCCGTTATATTTAACCCTGATATTCTGCACCGTGCCGTAGATGCCGTTATTGTCGCTAATTTCTTGCACTACTTTCAGATTTCCATCCATGAGCACATCTCCGCCGGTAAAGTGATGTGCAGGGGCGTCATAAGTTATCTTCACAGACGAGCCGACCTGCACCTCTCCGGTGTTGAGAAACTTCAACACTGAGCCTGATTTGTGAATCAGCCAGAACTCCCCCGAAGGCGGCCCCGGGCAGCGGTCCTCATCGTTATAGAACTGTCCCGCTGCCATGCCGGCACCCATCAAGCCAGAATCAAACTCAACCTCAACTGCAGCGCCAATCATTGGCCCCGCTGCCAGCCCCCACCCATCACCAACCCATGGCGAACTAAGCTGTATCCAGCCCGTTTCCTCACCGGTTGGTTGAAGCTGAACCTTCACGGCATAATTATCCGGATCGTAAGCAGTAATAACGCCCTGCCGAGTGCCACTTTGCCCTGCCCCGGATTGCTGCGCCTGAGCGGCCATTGCGTTCATTAAAGCTCTCACTCGGATACCTCCAGTGCGGGGCTGTGATTCTTGCCTGATATGCTCATTGCATAACCGGACTCCCAGCTCAGAGTGCGTCGAACATTGTCGCAGTAATAAAGCTGATCGAATGGACTCGCAGTCCCTTCGATACGCACCATAGTCTGTGGCATCAGGAAGTTATCGCCGGCAGTCGAGCCGCTGAATTTCATCTCATGCTGAATGACCTGCTGATATATGGTCTGCGCCAGTGCGGCAGCTGATTCAGGAGAAAGCCCGTTGCGGATAACCCGGTAAACCTGAGTTTTGGCAGTTGCGTTACCCGGTGTGGTTCCTTTGGCATTCTTAGGGTAGGAAGCAACGAATTGCTTATTCTTTCTCTTGGCGTTCCAGCTCAGCACTTCAACCGTGACACCCTTTGATATCGTCAAGGCACGCGAGAAAGACAGGTCATCAGACATATTGCACTGGGGGTAAGCTAATGCCCCCGGCGGCTGCCAGCGAATCACGTAGTTATCGGCTTTTGCAGGGTCTTTCGTTGGCTGGAAATAGAGGGTTTCACCTTCCACCCAGACTGAGAAATTTTCTATAGCAGCCAGCGTTGTCAGCAGGTCCCATTCGGTTTGTTCGCCGGTGAGGTGGGCTGAATCAATCTGGTAAAATTCCCCGAAGCGCTGCGTTGTTGGAGTAACCGTCGCTTTCAGGCCGTGGCGCTCAGCCAGCATCGTTGCGATTTGCGAACTGGTGTAGTTTTTGAA